TTCGTTCCTATCAACATAGTATCGCACTAACGAATAAATCATCAGAGATTTGCCTGATGCAGTGGGACTTATCAATAGCTTTCGATTATGTCTTAGAGCATCGTATACTCCCTCTACTTGATATGAACGAGGAGTATGAACGCAAATAGATTGCATATAACCTTTAACACCCTCTAGAGATATTTCTTCATTAATCTCAAAAGGTTGTCCGTAGAATTTATTCTCTTCAAACTCATAAGTATAATTATATTGCTTACAAAAAGAAACAATTTTGTCTAACAATCCAACATAGATTTGTTTGGATCTCATATCATATAAATGAATTTCTCCATTCCAATTTCTGCCACGATATTGTGGCATAAATTTTGCATTTGGAACATCAAATTTAAAGTGATCTCTCAACTCATATTCAATATGAGGTTCTGTTTTAATTTTAAGAAATACTTCGTTTGATTTTGATATTACAAGATTTGCTGCTTTATCACTCACATATCTTCATTCATCTGTAAATATTTATTTACCCCAGTCCAGCATTAAATCTCATAAATTCAATTGAATTTTTAATTTGATATGTTCTGTTTTGTATCATTTTAAGAATGCTTTCAATGTAAGTAAGCATTGTATCGTAGTAGTCTATTTTTAAACACACAGATGAAAGTTTTTCATCTGCATCAAGATACTTTTGCATAGTATCTTTATCACGGATCTTTTTGGGAAAAGGATTTTCTGCATAAACTTCTGGATCTGATTTTCCGGAATAATATTCATAACGTTCGTGTCGAATATTTCTTTTTTGTTGCTCTGCTTTTTTTCTCAAAAGAAAAATCGTATTATACAAATCAAAATATTTTGCGTGAAGAACTGGAATATTCAAAGACTCGGTATGTAAATTATCCGGATCTATTTTTGAATCTTTTTCCCACATTTCTTGAATTTTATCAAGATCAATGCTCATAGTGGATTTCCACTCAAATCAAGTATGTTGTAGATAGTATACTTGAAACCTACGTCTGCTGTAAAGTATTGAATATCTGTTTGAGTTGCGTCAAATGTAAGAGTGCTCAAACTATATGGAAATAAATCATTAAATTTTATTTGAAAATTTGCAATTTGACTACTTTTTAAAATTTGTAGAGTTGCATCAGAATATATGTTTAAACCCTTTTGTACATAATTTGCTCCACCATACGCATCAGAATTATTCAAGTCTGAAAATTGACTTAGTTTTTCTGGATATCCTAGTCCACGAATCCAATTTTGAATCGTATTATAATTTTCCAAATCTTCATCAACCAAAAATTTTATATTGAAATCTCCAAAAACAATTTTATCTCCAGGAATATCAATATCCTTTAAATATGATGGTTGATTTGCAATGCCTAAAGTAATATCTGGAATATTTGCTTCGTTGCAAAAAAATGATACTTTTGGAAATCTTGTTAATGTAAATTTAAATCCTGTTGGTGATAAAAAATTTCTATTTTCTATCTGAGAATCTCTTGCCATTTTTTTAAATATTTAGATAAAAAAAGAGGGTCCGAAGACCCTCTGAATAAACAATGTGATATTAAATCACATTAAGTTCTTAACAGCAACTCTACGATAATATCTGTTCGCATTGAGTTGTAATCTTCCAAGACCCTGAGTGGTTCCTTCTGCAAATGGGTTAGCAACAAGACCATAACGGGTCTTAAAGCCAATTTTTGGTTGGAAGGAGTTCTCACCAACGGCACGAACCATTTGGAGAGGAACGTATGGGCAATAGAAGAGACCTGCATCGTATGGGCTAACACCTTTGTAACCAACAACATAGTACTGATTACCTGGAGTTCCGTTAGCAGAAGTCAGGTTAGCAGCATATGGATCAATGTAGACACGGAATTTACCCATCAGAGTACCAGCAAAAGTATTGCCGGTGTCATCGACTGAAAGGTTAGCATTGAGTGCGGGGGTGTAATCAAGAACACCAGCCATTGTCAATGCAGAGGCAACGTCAGCTGAGCACATAATGATGTTGCCCTTCCCTCTACGAGTTCTCTGAGCAATTGCGTTCGCATCTCTTTCGATTTGGAACAGCAGACCCTTGAACTTCTCAACACTCCAACGTCCGTTTGAATCGATATCGAGGTCGAAGATTCCAGGAGTTGCAACGTTTTGAACAGCACCTTGCTCAGCAACCTTATAAATGGTTCTGATAACTTCACGGTTGATTTCAGCAAGAATCTCAGTTGAAAGAATGTTTGCTAATTCCGCTTCTGCATTTAAACCGTGGATTGCCTTGAGGTCCTGAGCAAGCTCAAGTGAGTACTCAGCCTTCAGAGCACGTGACTTTGCAGTAACAGTGACTTTCTCGATCGAGAATGCCATCTGATTGAAGGCATCAGTGCTGTTGCCATCAAGATTTTCAGCATCTCCAGTTGCCATTCCCTGACCAACGTTATATGGTGAAGGATTGGTTGTAGCAGTGCCAACTGGATTTAGAACTGAAGGATTGGAACCTGACTGCGCAGTAGTACCAAAACCAACAGCACCATCAGAAAATCCTGCGGGTTCATCAAGTCCTGCATCTTGTCCCGAAAATGCAGTATCTACTTCATTGTAGAATGCTTCAGTGCCACTCTGATTAGTGTAACGTGAACGCATTGCAAAAATGAGTCCAGTTGGACCACTCATTGGTTGAACACCAGCAAGGTCATAAGCGACCAAGTTTGGCATTGAACGGCGAATGAGGGAAATTAGAACAGGATCGAAACCTGCAGTAGGACCGCCAGGAGCAGCAGTACCACCAAAACCACCAGAACCACCAGCAACATTTGCACTATTGGTTGGAGATTCCATTAAGTTGGATAAATTTCCAACTTGGAATGCTTGCTCTTCTCTTAAAAATTTTTCTTGATTTTCTAACAGGACAGCAGTTACAGCTCTACGATGAGAATCTTTGATTGGATCAAGACCCTGATAATCTAAGAGAGGTGCCCACTTTTCCTGCAGATGTTCTGAATGAAACATTTGCTTTTACCTTTTACTAAAGTGTGTTTTTGTGTTTGAATTATATTAAATTCAATTATTTGCGAAATGCTGAAAGAGTCTTCAAATATGCGGACATTGTTCCAGAAATGGTTTCTGGGGAACTATCTACACTTTCAGACAATGTTTCAGTTTTTGCATTAGGAGAAACTACTCTTGAGGGGAAATATGATTCCCTTAAAGTCTCCAGTTTTTCACGATAATCGGATTCACTTTCAAACTCAACACTTTCGGCAAGTGAAGCGAGCTTGTCTTTCTGAGTGTCTGCAAGACCATCAGAGACTTTTTCAAAGATTCCTTCTGCAACCGACTCTGCGAGACGTTTGTTTAGGGAAACATTTTTCTCAATTTGCTCGTTGAGTTTTGTTTCCATTTCATCAAGTTTTTCTACCATACTCTCAAGAACATCATATTTATCTTCAGGGATTGATACATAATGTGCTTCAAAAAGATTTTTCATGCCAGAGAGGAAAGATTCGGTCATTTCAGTCTTAAGACCGTTTTCAATGACGAGTGAATTTTCTTGCATCCACTCATCAGCAACATACTCTAAATAAGCGTCAACACGATCACTGAGGATTGATTTAATTTCTTCAACTTCCTCAGCAAGAGCAACTGCATACTCTTCTTCAAGTGCTTCTTTGATTTCCCCAACCTTAGAACGGAGAGCAGCTTCAAAGATTGTACGTGCTTTTTCTTGGAATTCTTCAGAAAGATCTTCACCAGATAGAAGAGCATTTACATCTTCTTCAATACCAAAAGATTCTTCCATTTCTTCCTCATCTTCATCTTCATCTTCATCTTCTTTTTCCTCATCTTCTTCTTTTTTGTGTTTTGATTCCGAAACTACTTCTTCATCTTCGAGTTCTTCCTCTTCTTCGGTTTCTTCTTCGATCAGATTTTCATCTTCTAGATCTTCTTCTTCTTTCATTCCTTTCATTTCATCAGCTGATTTAGCTCCTTTATTAACAACATCCTTAACTTGCTTGAGGGTTGCTCCGGGAGTTTTCAATTTTGCTGAATCATCATCTGGACGATAATTTGATGGATCAGGTCCACCCAAATCTTCCCAACTAGCAGTTTGCCCATCTGGAATATTGCCAGATAATTTAGGCATTGAATCTGCTGCTTTCGCATTGGCATTAACAGCAGTTTTGGATTGCTTAGTGCCTACTTCCATTTCTTGTAAATCTCCACGAGACATTTGAACTCTCCGATTTTCCTGTAGTAAATCTATATTTATTTATAATTTAATAATTTACAATGAGTTTATGAACTCATTGAATAATGATAACTTATATTCTTCAAGAATACCTTCATCAACTAAAGTATTTATTCTCTTTTTTGTATTCTCTGCAACTTTTTCCTTTAACATACCACCATCCCATATCCATTCTTTACCTTCCATAATTCCTTGAACAAAAGCATCAGGAGCAGAAGGATCGGCAACAATATCAGCAGCCGTTGCAAGCATAAAATCTTCACCAACTTCTTTGTATCCTTTATTGTTTTCTCTTAAAGATCCAATACCACGAGAAGAAACACCGAGACAAACACCTTCTCGTAAAAGAGATTCTGCAATTTTACCCATTGGAGTAGATAAAATTTGAGCTTTGCCAATAAAGTTATTGCCATCACGATAAAGTTCAGTAATTTTATGAGAAACTCTATCAAGATTTACAGTAGGTCCGTCTGGATGTCCAAGTTCACCTAAAGCACGACCTTTATTCACATATTGTTCTGTATAACGTTTTACTTCTCTTTCCATAATTGAAAGAGGATACATACGTCCATTACGGTTCACACATTCTGCTTGAAGGAACGGACCCTTAATATAAAGTTTTTGATTTTTTCCAGTTCCTTCTGCAATAACTTCAACCTTTTCTATTTCTTCTGTGATGAGTTTCATTATGCTTGTCCTGAAATTTGTACTTGTTGGTAATAAAGTGCTCCTGCTCCTACACCGTAAGCAGAAACTTTATTTGATGCAGTAACGGTTGCATCCGATGAAGAAAATGCCGTTACGATGCCACTTGAATTATAATCAACCGTCATTCTTGTTTGATAATATCCACCAACATTTGAAGTCGTATCAACTGAAATTACTCTTTGATGAGTAAAGTTATAATATGACTGTCCACTTGCAGTGAGAGTTACATAATCGCCAACACCAAATGGAACTTGAGTT